AATTCAAAGTATTCAAGAGGAAGGTTTAAGAGCTCCTATTCAAGGGTATGTTGTAGATAATGGTTCCAGTGGTATGAGTACTGAATCTAGTTACACATTTAGAATACACCCAGGCTCTATTCGTTCGGGTGTCTTTGAAGAGATGCAAGATAATGATATGGAAATTATGGTAATAGATAATTTTGATGTTGTGAAAGTGGAACCATCAAGCCTTGACAGCGTATTACAGATGTGGTATAATAAGTTACAAAGACTTAATAAACCATTTCATTGTTCATTTACATATGTAGATGGTTGTATTGAATACAATACTGCATTAATGGACTTAGATTTTAGAGATGAAGTACATGCATTTAACAAACAAGTTTATGAACTTGCAAAAGGTAAACCTCTAACAATCTATATCGGACATGATAGTAGACATGGAGATTTGTCTAAGCTTTCTAAGTTTGCAATCCTAGAAAGTATTAAAAGCGGATTTGGTAATGGATGGATGCATGACCAAATCAGATGGCAACCCGAAGTTAAAATACTTGACATTGCTGAGATTCCCGAGTATACTAGAGAATATGCAAATCAAAGTACTGAATTTACATACAGTAGATTCTTAATACCTTATCTAGAGAACTATGAAGGATTTAGTATCTTTATTGATGACGATTTCATCTTTAAGAAAAGTATATTACCTATGTTTTATTACTTAAACCCTAATGATGCTGTTGCATGTATACAATATCCACAATACAAACATGATGAAACAAAGTTTGATGGTGAAGTTAATATAGATTACCCTAAGAAGCTTTGGTCTAGTATGATGGTATTCAATAATGGACATGAAGACTGTAAGAAGCTAACACCCGAAGTTGTTAACACTTGGACAGGAAAACAGCTACATCAATTTGAGTGGACAGATAAAATCTCTAAAATACCCGAACATTATATCTTTGTAGAAGGATATGATAACCATGAAGAAAAGTACAACTACAGTGGTATACATTATACACGTGGTGGCCCATGGGTAAAAGGGATGGATTATTCAACCATAAATAATCTTGAAGACTTTTTAAAAGTGAAAAGAACATTGCCAATTGGCGATTAGTATGATATAATATTACCGAGGAACTAAATTATGAACGCATTTATATACGACAGTGAGGGAACTTTATTCATCCGTAAACCAAACGGACTTGAATACAATTACGATTCTGTAGACAAACCAGCTTTTGATTTCGATTTTGATGTTATCATTTATGATGATATAGAAGTTAAAATATTAAACTACGAAGATGGTCTAGACTTTGACCGTCAACAAAAAACTGCACTTACAAAAGAAGAGTGTGAAATGATTGAACAATATATTGAGAATAGTGAACCGCCTATAGGTCACAGTCTTAATGCACAATACATAAACAATCTTTATAGAACAACTAAAGAATTCATCGACCAAGAATGTCAACAATATAACTTTGATAGTTTATCTGAAGTTACATATGCTGGTAGGGAAGGTTCAAATCATCCACATAGAAATAATGCTCGAAGAGCAATGGAGTTTGCAGATGCAGTTAATTCTGTTCTAGACCAACTAGTTCAAGAAATCCAATCTACTAGAGAAGACTTCTTAAAGGAATATGATTCTTATGAGAGTGAATTACCTAGTCCATATACGCCAGAAGATACTAGGCCATAGTCAATGGATTTAAACGTTGAGTTAGAGTTCATCAAAGAACCTTTCCATATCAAAGATATGCCTTTGAAAAAAGTATACGTTTTAGACGATTACTTATCTACAACAATGCATCATTGTATTGATGATAAAATAACTAGAAATGCTTTTTGGGGAAAAAGTAATCAAGTAAACTCAAACAGTCCTACAGGATTACCTCATCATAGTTTTTGGGGAGCAGGTTTCTTCAGAGGCCATGACCAAGAAATAGAACATGATATGGAACCCAAAAAAACATATCTTATGAGATGGTTTAATAGAAAGTTACAAACCGACTTTGGATTTATGTGGGAGAGATTTCAATACTTTGGTTTGAATTCTCAGACTCAAGGACTAGAGGGAACAACACATGCAGATTGTGAACCTCAAGATGATTGGAATCTTTCATTTTTATATTATCCAAATAAATTTTGGAATGATTCTTGGGGGGGTTCTTTAAGAATGTATGATAAAATGCAACAAGGAATACACGGAAGAGCAGACCATATTAAAAATCATCAAGTTGCAGAAGTGTATTTTAAACCTAATAGATTATTAATATTTGATGGAAGAATACCACATGGTGCAGACGCACCCAAACCAGCTGCAAAGTATATGGATAGACGTTCTTTGGTTATAAGAGGGGACGAAATTAGTCTAAGGACTTTATGGGGTGAAGATGCCTACGATTGAATTTACATGTTATGATAAAGAAACCACAGAGAATTGGAAACCAGTTCTAGCAAAGAAACTAGTTCCCGATTGGTGGAAGACTATGAAAGTTCAAGAGAATGTTCGTGGTCATAAAACTCAGACTATAAGGTCATGTCCTGCTATGGATGACTGGTTAAAGACTGGGTGGTATCTTTGTGCAAAGAAAGACATGAAAGTATTTGTAAGTGAACATTCTAGTAAATCAAGAACAGACCCACAAGACAGACTTTCATCACCAACACATCCAGCTGGACAAGCAGGTCATCAATTTACTTACTTATCTAAAGAAGATGCACCAACAAAAGATGCATTCAAAATGAAAGCACCATGGAATATTATTACTCCGCCAGGCTATTCTTGTCTATACCTAGACCCCTTTCTATTTCAAAATAAGTATTTTGCAACATGGCAAGGTATGATTGATACAGATGCATTTAATGTGAATATGGATAACTCTCAGATTATTTTCTATCCTAAAACGAATAAAGACTTTACAATTAAAGCTGGAACACCATTGGTTCAAATCATTCCATACAGAAGAGAAGATTGGACAGCATCATATATAACTTATGACAATAAATCGTGGCAAGAAAATAGGTCAGTTAGAACTACTCATAGAGTAGGTGAAGATGGTGGTAAGCTAAAAACAATGGATGAGTGGAATAGGTCACCCGAACTTAGAGAAGAGAAGAGGCATATCGAAGGAATGGCAGGTGCCTATAGAAGAATTAAGTATTGGAATGAGAAGGGAAGAATGTTTAAAGAAGAGAATCCACCACCCGAGTGTCCTATGCATAATCCCGATTTAGTAGAACATAAAGCAGAAGTGCAGTTGGATTTATTTGGAGACCAAGATGACAGTTAGATTAGCATTCCCTACATTTATATTTGAAAGAGATGTACTTGACGAAAAGTATGGTAATGCTTCAGTATCAAAAGAATACTTAACATCCCTTAAGAATGAGATGGATGCATGGAGACAAAGAGACCCAAAAGGTAGACAAATATCAAACAGATATACTGGTTGGCAGTCTCAAGATGGTGTAGAAAAACATCCAGCCTTTCAAAAGATTATTAGATGTATTGAAGCTGCATTGAGAGATGAAGTGCAACAATTCTTTAGAGTTCATCCCGACGATTCACAAATCAAAATAGATAATACATGGGCAAACATAAATGATAAAGGTGCATGGAATACACCACATTTACACAATGGTTGTTGGTATAGTGGAGTCTTTTACGTACATGGAGACGGTGATGAAGGTAACCTTCAACTAATCAATACAGACCCGAAGGTAGTTGCAGACCATCCTACTAACGCTAGAATGCACGAGAGTATGGGATATGGGCCTGTTACTGGAAGACTTATAATGTTTCCTAGTGGTGCAATGCATATGGTAGAACCCAATCCTACAGACAAAGAAAGATACTCAATTTCATTCAATTGTAGAGTACAACAAATAACAAATAGTCGTGAAAGAAGAGACCCTCAAGGGAATCCACCTCATGAGAATGAATTTACTTTTGAATTAGATGAATTAGGCAACCCCACACTGAACTAAAATCTCTAAATAGTAGTATGGAACTTACTATCACACCTTACATACTTTGGAATATCGTTACAGTATTTGTTATCGTACCTATTGGCTTTCTTCTTAGAAACACACTTCAAGAGGTGTCACGACAGGGTATTCTACTCAACAAGACTCGTGAAGAGATAGCAAAAGACTATGTCACACGTGAAGAGATTGAGAGAGACATGGCAAAGTTGATAGACCAATTAAACCGTATCTCAGACAAAATAGACAAACTTACCACAAAGACTTATTTCCAAGAATAAAAAACGCATAAATAGTATTAAACAGGAAATACTATTATGGCACAACCCAATTCAAAAGCAACCCTCAAGGAGTATGTCAAGAGAAAACTAGGCGCACCTGTGTTGGAAATCAACGTTGATGACGACCAGTTTGATGATAGGCTTGATGAAGGTCTTCAATACTTTAGAGAATACTGCTATGATGGTAGTATCAAAACCTATTTAAAACATCAACTTACACAAAATCAGATAGATTCATTCAAGTCAGATGAATCACATTCAGCTGCCACAGCTGGTGGTCAAGTAATAAGTGGACAAACTTACAAAGAACAACAAAACTATCTCACTCTACCCGAACATGTGCTATCTGTTTTAAACATTTTACCATTCAACGACAAATCAAATCTTAATATGTTTGATTTGAGATATCAATTAAGATTGAATGACATGTACGACTTATCTTCAACTAATGTTTTACATTATGAAATGGTGCAACAGAACCTTTCAATGATGAATAATATTCTAGTTGGAAGAACACCTATAAGATACAACATGCATTCTAATAGATTATATCTAGATTTAGATGCATCTAGTTTAACAGCTGGTGAATACTTAATCATTGAATGTTACAGAAAGATTGACCCAACAGATATGACAGATGTCTATGACGATATATGGTTGAAGAAATATTGTACTGCATTAGTTAAGTATCAGTGGGGTGAAAACCTATCTAAGTTTTCGGGAATTGCATTACCTGGCGGAGTCACATTAGACGCTGCACAAATGAAGTCCGAAGCTCAAGAGGAAATTACAAGATTAGAAGAAGAGTCTAGACTGAATTTTGAAATGCCAGTCATGGACTTAATGGGATAAAAACATGCCAACAAATGTATTTTTTAACCATGCAGTTAGTACTGAACAGATGTTATTTGAAGACATCGTTGTTGAGTCACTTAGAATGTATGGACACGAAACATTTTACCTACCAAGAGAAATTGTAGAGGAAGATACTATCCTTGGTGAAGATGTGCAATCTAAATTTGGAGATGCATACTCAGTAGAAATGTACCTAGAAAATACAGATGGATTTGAAGGTGATGGGGATTTAATGTCTAAGTTTGGTGTCTCAGTTAGGGATACTGCAACCTTTGTAATATCGCTAAGAACATGGGAAAGATTCATTTCTCTTGATTCGAACCTTACAACATCATTAAGACCTAACGAGGGAGATTTAATTTACTTCCCTATGAGTGGTTCAATGTTTGAAATCAAATTCGTAGAACATGAGAATCCATTCTATCAAGTCGGAA